ATTGGCTTTCAGAATGGCGGTAGAAATAGGTTCTTTGAGTCATACTGCCGTGTTCGCCAGATCAATGTCGCTGACGCAGGTACTAAGATACTATTCAGAGACCCGAAGAAGTCGGAGGATTGATGACGGATGAGCAGCGAGTTTTTTTACGTTGCGCCCGTTGCAAGAAAAAAGGAGGCGTCATGGACTTTGTGCATTTAAAAGTAAAACTACTTTGTCCAAAGTGCTTTGCTAGATACAGTGGGTGGGCATGAGTATTTTAAGCTCCCTCATAGGCCCGGCAACGTCATTGCTCGACAAGGTTATTGAAGACAAAGACGAAAAGAATCGTATCGCTTTTGAGTTGAGTACGCTTGCAGAGCGCCATGCCACGGAACTTGCCAAGGGCCAAATGGAGATCAACAAGGTCGAGGCTGCTCATAAATCTTTATTTGTAGCTGGATGGCGACCAAGTATCGGCTGGTGCTGTAGTCTGGGCCTCCTGTATCATGTATTGATTGCACCCATCGCAGGCATATGGGTAGAGGTTCCAGAGATAGATCCATCGCTGTTAATGACTACTATGACTGGGATGCTCGGTTTAGGCGCTATGAGAAGCTACGAGAAGACCAGAGGCGTGAGCAGGGAGAAATAAATGTCAAATCAATTGATTGATATGTTGAAACGGCACGAGGGTGTGCGTTCTAAGGTTTACATGTGCTCTGCTGGTTATGAAACCATAGGAGTTGGACGCAATATCGCTGAATCTGGTCTTGGGCTGTCTGATGATGAGATAGAATACCTTTTGAACAACGACGTTAGCCGTGTGCGTGAAGAACTAGAAGACACTTACTTTTGGTTTGCAGCACTTAACGAAGCCCGTCAGGACGCTATGATCGACATATGCTTTAACCTTGGTATTACAAGACTACGCGGCTTTGTTAAAGCTGTTGAAGCCATGTCCCGCGAGCAGTTTGATATTGCTGCTGATGAATTTATGGACAGCCGTTGGAGCCAACAGGTTGGCAATCGTGCCGTAGAAGTCACTGAGATGATACGAACTGGGGAGTACCAGTAATGCCGCTACAAAAAATGGTATTTAAGCCGGGAGTAGACCGAGAAAACACCCGCTATACAAGCGAGGGAGGCTGGTACGACTGCGACAAAGTGCGGTTTAGGGCAGGTATGCCAGAGAAGATAGGTGGGTGGAACCGCATATCTACTAACTCTTTCTTAGGTGTGTGCCGATCTTTGTTCTCTTGGGTCACGTTAGGCAGTCAAAAGCTGCTTGGTGTAGGCACTAATCTAAAGTTCTACATAGAACAGGGGGGAACGTATTACGACATTACTCCTATACGTGCGTCTGTATCGCTTACCAACCCTTTCACAACTGTAGATGGGTCTACCACAGTCACAGTCACAGACGCTGCTGGTGGGTATATAGACGATGACTTTGTTACGTTTAGTGGTGCTTCTGCAGTGGGTGGACTTACCTTAAATGGCGAGTTCCAGATAACGTACTTAACAGGTAATACATACACCATAACTGCTAGTTCTGCTGCAAACGCTTCAGCTACAGGTGGCGGGTCAGTAACCGCTGCGTACCAAATAAATTCTGGCCCCGCTGTTGCCGAAGTATTAGTCGGTTGGGGTGCTGCTGGTTGGGGGCTTGGTGCATGGAGCACTGGGGTCACGTCTACTGACTCACTTAGATTATGGACGCAATCTAATTTTGGTGAAGATCTTATATTTGCAGCGCGTGGAGGCAACTTGTTTTTCTGGGATGCCACTGATGCGCTAACTGCTCGCGCAGTGCTACTTTCTAGTGAATCTGGTGCTTCTAATGTGCCCACTAAAGTAAATACGCTGCTTGTATCAGACAATCGGTTTGTATTTTGTTTTGGCACAAACGCACTTGGTAGCAGTGATATAGACCCAATGCTTCTGCGCTGGTCAGACCAAGAAAACGCTGTTAACTGGACGCCATCTTCTACAAATCAAGCAGGGGATTTAAGGCTTTCTAAAGGGTCTGAGATAATAACGGCCATACAAGCAAGACAAGAAATACTTGTTTGGACTGATTCGGCACTATACGCGCTGCAATACGTAGGTGCTCCAGCAGTCTGGGCAGCACAAACGGTGGGAGAAAACTTATCTATTGCCTCTCCTAGCACCGTTGCATATGCAAATGGTGTGGCGTATTGGATGGGGGTAGGCGGATTCTACCGATACGATGGCCGCGTGCAGACACTACCATGCACTCTAAAACGCTATGTATTTAACGACTTTAACACAGAGCAGTACGACCAAGTGTTTGCAGGCACAAACGAAGGATTTAGCGAGATATGGTGGTACTACTGTTCAGCAAACGCCACTACAATAGACCGCTACGTCATATATAACTATGAACAGAATATTTGGTACTACGGCAATTTAGCTAGGACTGCGTGGATAGACTCAGGCATACGTGACTTTCCTATGGCGGCTACGTATAACAACAACGTCGTGAACCATGAAGACGGTATTGATGACAACGAAACTGGCACGGCCACGGGTATAAGTTGTTTTATATCTTCAGCGCAGTTTGATTTAGAAGATGGGCATAGGTTTGCGTTTATTCAAAAAGTGTATCCAGATGTAACCTTTGACGGGTCTACGGTAGATAGCCCCAGTGCCACTATGTCGTTATTTGCAGCGCAAAACTCTGGGTCTGGGCGCAATTCACCTGCTTCTGAAGGAGGCACCAACACAGGCTCTATAACTAGAACGGCAACCGCACCTATTGAAGCATTTACTTCTAGGCTCGACCTACGAGTACGTGGCAGACAACTAGCAATGAAGATAGAATCTAGTGACCTCGGAGTGAAGTGGCAGTTAGGCTCTCCTAGATTAGAGATGCGGCCTGACGGGAGACGGTAATGGCTGTAGACAAAACAAGTTACAACATAGAGTTTAAAGCCCCGGTTCTTCCAGATCCGCCAGATGACTACAACGTGCAGTCGTTTAACCAAATGAACAACGCATTACGTATTTACTTTAATCAACTTGATAAAGGTATACGAGACGCTTCTATGTCTCCCGCTGCACAAGCCACTGCTTGGTTTTTAGGCTAGTGGCTAATCAGTATAAAAACGCAAAGGTAGATCTAACCGCCACTACTGCGACTACGCTGTACACATGCCCGACTGCTACTACGTGCATTATCAAGTCTATTCTTGTGTCTGAAGACTCAGGCAATGCTGACACTATAACTGTAACTATTACCGATTCTGCTTCGGCAGTATTTAGCGTGTTTAACGTCAAAGCAGTGGGGGCGAATGCCACGATAGAACTACTTACTGAGCCTCTTGTTGTAGAAGAATCTGAAGTAGTTAAGGTCACCGCAGCTACAGCCAACAGATTACACGTAGTAGCTAGCTTGCTGGAGTTGTCGTAATGGCTGAGTCGTTTTTTAATGAGCCATCTCAAGAAGACATTTTAGCTGCTATAAAACGGCTAGAAGAGCAGTACCCCGCGCCCACCCCTGCGCCCAAGCCCCCTGCGGCAAAGCCTACTGACGTTCTAGGCCCAGACACACTTAACAAAGCCATACAAAGTTACAAAGATATGCTGGCTAAAGGTGTTGCTTACGAGGGTGATATAGACAAGACCGACGATTACTACAATCTTGGGTTTAAGCAAGCCTTTGAAAACAGTGGTTTTAGTACCACCGCCGACATAATTGGTGGAGAAGGGGGGAATGTAACGGGTGCATTTGCAGGGCTATTTTCTGGTGGTCTAACTCCAGAATTATATTTGTCTACCGTAGAAGATGCCCCTGAGTATCTATCAGAACTACGCGGTAGTGCCAACGAACAGTCTGTAATAGAAGCGTATGCGACTATAGCCGATGCAACCACTACAGAAGAATTAGCGAGCGCGTTAAGTAGTCACTATGGGTATGAAATATCGCCCGCAGAAGTTGACTTAGCCGCCAATGGGTTTAAGGACTCTTACAAGAAGCACTCAAGTAGCTCCGCGTCAGACATTGAAACTTTCCAATCTTTAATTCGCCCAATACTTTCAGAGCAAGTGCCATACCTTATGGCTACCGAGGGGTTGAACTATCAGAAAGCTTTAGAAGAAGCACATACACGCGACCCAATGTTGCAGTCGTTGTACTTTAAGTACGGCGTTAACCCTTACCGTCAAACTGAAGATGGCTCTGCATATCTATATGACCCGTTCTCTACGGGTGAAATTAGAACCATAAACATAGAAGACAAGAGTGTAGAGAACGGCTTAAAAGCTATTGCTCTTGCGGCACTTGGGTATGTAACGGCTGGGGCTTTGGCTGGGCCGCTGTCTTCGCTTTTGTCTGGTTCTACTGCCGCCACCGCTGCTGGAGGTACAACTCTTGCGGGTACTGTTGCTGCGAAGGCAATTGCGTCTGGAGGTATAGCTGCACTACAAGGTAAGGACTTATCTCAAATACTTACCGCAGCGGCTACGGCAGGTATTACAGCAGGGGCGTTAGAACTAATACCTTTGCCCGGTACAGCCCCAAAATTAAACGCAGCAGGAGAAGCAGCGGTAGCCGCAGGCACTGCCGAAAGCATAGTTTATAACACTCCAGAATTTCTTAGAGCCGCAAACTTAGGCGACATCATGCCTGAGTGGTTAAACATAACCACTAAAATAGGTGGGCTTGGTGTTGACCCAACTAGCGTTGAAGGAATGTTGTCAACCGCAGCAACACTTATTACTGATGGCGCACTTACTGGAGTATTTGGCGAAGGTAACGACGTTATAGAGGCTTGTTTTTTAGTTGCCCAACAGGTAGCTGAAGACGAAACCGGCCAGATTCCGGGTAGAAGTGGTATTGATGAAGAAACCTTTAGACAAGCCATAGAGATTTATAACGACTTACAAGAGCAAGGGTATAGTCATACTCGCATAATGTCTGAAATAGGGTATGAGCCATCTGAAGATTTTAGAGAAAGAGTGCAGCAACAAGACCTTTTGAAGTTAGAAGCACTACGTCTTGCGGAAACAGGCGGTGCGGGGCAGCAAAAGTATGTAGAGGCTCTTGGCAAGGTTGATGAGGCTACAGGTAAAACTCACGAAGATGCTGTAGTACAAAGCAGAATAGAAGCTGGGGAAGACCCTAAAGAAGCGGCTAATGATGTGTACGGCATGTACAGTGCAGCTACACGGGCAGTAGAACTAGCAGCAGAAACAGACAACGAGGCGTGGATAACAGGTACGGCAGTTGCGCTAGAAGCAGGCACTGAGATAGCAAGAGCCTTTTTAGATATAGGCACTATGGTTGGGCTTGATACAGAAAACACTGAGTTTGCAAAAACATTAAGCGCTATATCTGGCATGGCAGGTAGTAGTAAACCAGAAGAATACAAAGAAAATTTGCAACGTATAGAAAAAAGATTTGCTGATGCTAGAGTCAGAGCTGAAAAAGCAGCAAAAAAGAATCCTGATTCTACGTCTGAAAATTGGAAAAATGATACTACTTTAGTTCTTGAAGCTATAGGTGGGTCAATTTTGTATCAACCTAAAGAATTTATTGTGGACTATATAGGCAAAGAGATAGTTCAAGAAGGAGTGCCTTTTATTGTAGGTGGGCTTGGTAAAATAGTAGCGACAGGCATAAAAAAAGTTATTGATAAAGCGCCAGATGTCATTGAAAGAATTGGTAAGTCTGAATTTGCCAGATCTATAGCTAAAGATTTGTCTGATGCTATTGACCCAACAAAAGTTGGAGTTGCAGTTACTGCTATTTCTGACGCCCTTGAAGCGGCAGGCGGGGCAGCGGGGGGAGCATTTAGTAGTGCTTATGATTCTTTTCTTGAAATTAAGCAGAAGGAATATGACCGTATAAGTAGCTTAGAAGGCGCACCAGAATTAGAAATAACAGAAGAAGACAGGCAAGCTGCTACAGAATTTGCTACTGGAGTAGCACAAAAAGCAGGTGGTGCCGGTCTTGCTATGTCTCTAATTACAGACAAATTTTTGGGGGACAACGAATTAGCAGAAAAGATATTTGGTAGAACTGATAGCGGAGCATTAAAACTTGTTGAGCGGTTAAAACAATCTGTTGTTGATATTGGCACGTCTACTGCTACTCAGGCACGAAATGAAGCAATAGAAGAATCTGTCGTCGAATACATAGCCGGTAGTTCTATTGCGGAAATAGACCCAGATAGGCCCGTAAGGTACGACACAATGTTTGCGGGGCTTATGTCTGCTGTTGTTGGTGGAGGCACGGGGGCAAGTCTTAGTACGCTTAATGACGTTTCAAATATTGTATCTAACATAGTAAAAACTACTTCTCCAGTAGTGCAAAAACGCATTGCCGACGCTAAAGAAGGCACAGGCACTGAAGCAGAATTAAAATCAGAACTTGCAGGGTTGGGTATAACCGAGGGTGATGTACAAACTAACTTAATGAACGATGGCTTTGACGATGCTTACACTACTAGAAGCGAAACTATAGACGCATTTAGAGAGACCAATCCTGAGTTTAATGCGTCTGACGCAGATATAGATAAATACGTAGGTAACAACCCCGATGCCGAATTAGGTACGCAGGTAGCTGAGTACGTAGACAGTCGATACATAGACACACAAGAAGTTATAGACGCTGCCGCTGCGGAAGGCGTTACGTTAACCCAAGACGAAGCACAGCAGTACGTGAAGCAAACTACTGTAGATGCAGATAAAGTCCTTGGAAATATACAAAACAATTTTGATGAGCAGTACACCACCCCTGAAGAAGCACGACAGCTATTAATAGATGCAGGTTATCCAGAGGGATTAATAACAGGACGAACAATAGAAGAAATACTAGGTGACGGTACGCTACCAGAATCTACTGTTAAGCAAAGTGCAACAGACTTTAACGCTGAGTACCTGCTACAACTTGCTAAAGAGACCTCTGATACCGATGGTGGTACGGATGATGCTGTAGATAATGCTGTAGATGATGCTGTAGATGATGCTGTAGATGATGCTGGTGTAGATGTTGACCCCGACCCTGTAGTTGTTGATCCTGTTGTAGGTGAAAGCACTGATGATGTAGATAGCGGTATTGATGATGCTGTTGTAGATGAAGGTACTGATAATGCTGTTGTAGATGACGGCACTGCCCCTGATGATGCCGTTGTAGATGAAGGCACTACAGCGCAAGAAGAAGTAGATACAAGTGCTATAGATGACGCTGAAACTGTTACAGACACTTCTGGCACTGACTTAACTACAGACGATTCAGCCACCTCTGCTATTGACTCAAATATTCGTGGTATAGCAGGTGCGGACTTATCTAAGCTGTACGAAGGTGTAACTCTAAACGACGACGGCTCTTACACATGGCGGGGGATAAATATGACCCCCGAATCTATGGCGCGGACGATTGCTAATAGCGATCCTAGCATGTTCCCCGAAAAGCCAGACCGCTTAGACACTATAGAGTCTAACCTCACAGATAACCTATCTGCTGTAGAAGGTAATTTATTAGACCAAATAGCAGCTAATGAAGAAGCTGGGTTAGACCGCGATAAAGCCCTTGCCGAAGCTATTAAGACAGTATCTACAAATTTAGGTGTTACGGAAGATAATCTTACGGACGCTATAGCAGCGGGTGATTCGGCATTATCAGATGAAATTGCTGATGTAAAAACTGATGTAGCTGATGTTGCTAGTGACGTAGCCGACGTAAACACCGCTGTAGACGATCTTGCTAGTGAGTTAGGTGTAACAAAAGACGAGCTTCTTGACACCATAGGTCAAACAGAAGAAGACCTACTTACGGCACTTGGCGAAACAGAAACAGCACTAAGTGGTGAGATAGACACCGTAGCCGCAGTGTTGGGTAAGCCTGCTCAAGATGTAACGCCTTCTGACGTTGACTTTGTTACTGACCTTATCGCACAACAAGAAGCACTAGCTGACCCAACTACTTTTACCGCAACTGAAGAGCAGCTAGGTTACGACGTTACGGGCGATGGTGTAATCGACATACAAGATCAGCAAATGCTAGAACAAGTGCTTGCTGGTGAAACAACATTAGATCCTCTTACAGATAATCGTTTTGCTGCAACGGGTGTGTTTGCTTCGCAGCTACAACAACAGCAAGAATTAGAACAGCAGCTACAGCAACAACAGCAGCAACAACAGCAACAACAGCAGCAGATGCAACAACAGATACAGCAACAAATGCAACAACAAGCAGAGCAGGGGTCTAAAAGAGACTTCTTTAACATGTTGTTGGCATCAGAAGACGGTAGAGTAGATGTAAAACAATCTCCTCTAGCTAAACTAGGCAAGGCGTACGATTTTAGTAATATCTTTGGTAGTTCTACGCCAACAGCGTTTACCCCCGGTACGGCTAGCTCTTACGGGATGCAGTCAACACAACAAAACACTCCCAGAGGCATGGGCAGACCCCGAGGTTTTGCTGCTGGTGGCGTGTTAGATGTAAATGAAGAATTGTTGCGGATTATTGGAGAAAAATAGTGAGTGACAAAAAAGAAGATTCGGGAAGTTGGTACAGTAAAGCGTCTTCAATGTTTACAGATGTTGTTGATTCTGACGCTGGTGCCGCACTATTGGGCACAGGGATAGCTGCTGTAGGTCAAGCATTTGCACCTGATTTTTTTAATCCTCAGTCAGCGCCTGTAGGCTACCAAGGTGAGATACCTAAATACGAAGCCGTGCGCGAGCGAGTTGCCATGCCGGAAAGACAACCTATACCTGAGAGTGGTATTGATCCGAATCGGCGTCCCGGCGGTGCAGGGCGACGGTACTTTAGTGACACTATTTACGCTAAGAAACCTGAGTCTGAGCCTATGTCAGTAGCACAAGCTCGTGCAAAAGCAAAAGAACAGGCTCAAGGATTAGCCGCGTTGCAAGCACCTAAAAATATGGCCGGTGGTGGTATTCTTGCTATGAGTAAAGGGCGTTACTTAAACGGAGCAACTGATGGCATGGCAGATAAAGTACCTGCTAGAATCGACAACGGACAGGAAGCTAGATTAAGTGATGGTGAATTTGTTATTCCTGCGGATGTAGTAAGTCATTTAGGTAATGGTAATTCTGATGCTGGCGCTAAGGCGTTACACGCAATGATGGATAGAGTGCGTAAAGAACGTACTGGAAACAAGAAACAAGGTAAGCAAATTACCGCAACAAAAATGTTACCGGCGTAAATACTATGGCAGAACAATCTAAAGACCCGAATGTAGGGCAGCAAACCGGCACTTCTGGGGCGTTAGCAGAATTTGCTGGTGATTATGTAACTGATTTTTTAGGTAAAGGCCAAGCACTTGCAAATCAAGGCTACCAAAATTACCAAGGCCCGCTTACTGCTGGAGCATCAACTTTACAAGATGCAGCGTTTCAAGGCATTGGTAACTTAACAGTACCTACCGCTGACCAAATGAGTTTTACTCCTGACACGTTCAGTGCTACGGGTGCTCCAGCCGCAACTGCCGATGCCCCTGTTGCAGGAGGCACTAATGTTAACCAGTACATGAACCCCTATTTGTCAGCAGTATTGCAACCGCAGCTAGCAGAAGCGCGTAGGCAGTCTGAAATTAGTCGATTAGCTGACCAAAATAGATTAACGCAAGCGGGTGCTTTTGGTGGGTCTCGTCAAGCACTCATGGACTTAGAACGAGAAAACATACTCAACAGAAACTTAGCAGACATAACAGGTCAAGGGTACGCGCAGGCGTTTCAACAAGGCAGAGACCAATTTAACGTAGAGCAAGGAAGAGGACAGACTGGCCTAGACGCTGCTAGACGTTACGGATTAGAAGCCTTAGCCGCGCAACAAGGCGCAGGGGCTACTCAACGTTCTATTACTGGTGAAGGTATTGCTGCGGACAGACGCGCTTTTGAAGAAGAACGTGATGACCCATATAAACAAGTACAGTTTCAACGCTCGCTTTTAGAGGGGTTACCTATCGCAGCGCAGTCATATTCTTACACACAACCTAGCGGCCTTAGCGCGTTGTTAGGCACTGCCGGGGACGCTAGCTCACTGCTACGAGACTTGTTTGGGTCTGCACCAGCTACCCCAAATCCTATAGCAGACGCCGCTAAGAAAGTAGCGGGAGGACCCTAATGTTAAGTAACTCTAGCCAAGGACTAGGCGAAATAGTCCAACGTAAAAAAGCCGCATACCAAGACAACCCGCAAGGGCTGCAACAACGCTACCAACAGAGTAAGCAGTTAACTGACTTACTTGCATTGCAACAACTAAAGTCTGAGAAAGAAGCTGCTGCACGTAACATGCAGATGGCTATGCAACAAAACCCTGCAACCATTGCTAAACAACGCGAGCAAGAAGTCCTTGGGCTAATTAAACAAGAGCAAGGACGAAACTTAGGTAAGGTCAGCCAACAAGTCGGTGGGATTCTTGGACAACGCCAGCAAGAGTCTNNNCAACGCCGNCAACANATGGGNATGGCTNNNGGNGGTATTGTTGGGTTTGATAACGGCGGTGTAGTTACTGGCGAAGATATTGCAGATTTTAAGCGTAGTAACCCTAGAAATAGGGGACTTTCAGATGAACGAATAAAACAAATAATATTAAAACAAAGAAAAACTCAAGAAGTTATGGGGATAGCGGGTACGTTTGGGGTTGATTTAGCCAAAGCTGCGGTAGGGCAACCTACGTCAGAAATAGAAGCTCAAATGGCGGCTAAGACGGGTAAAGCTGCGCCGACAACTCTTCAAGCAGCACCTAAAGCTGATGGCAAAAATCCCGGTGCAGCAGTCGAGGATCGACTTGAGTCATATCAAGGTAAACGTCCGAGCGGAGTGCTTCCAAAACCAATGCTAGATCCTAATGCGCTTACTAAACAAGGCGCAAAAGTTAAACAAAACGTAGAGGATTTTGGGGCACAAAAAAACCCCTCTGCCGCAGCCCAAGGCATAGGTAGACTTAAAGTTGCTGAACCGGATTTTGCGGGCACCACAGCACAAAGAGACATAGCTAAAGGCATACTTACTGATGTAGGTATTGACCCATCTAGAGACCCCGAC